ACCCCCTGAGCTACAGGCTGCTGAACAACAAATTCAAGCAATGGGCCAAGAACTCGACCAATTACAAGGGATGCTACAAAATGTTAATAAATCAATGGAAGCTCAAGATCTCCAACGTAAAGAATTTGAAGCCACTATTAAAGCGTTTGATGCAGAAACTAAGAGACTTACTGCCGTTCAAGCGTCCATGACACCTGAACAGATCCAAGATATTGTTATGGGTACGATTAGTGGCATGATTACTAGCGGTGATTTAATTAATGAAATGCCTGGACGAGAAATGCCCGAAATGAATGAGCCAATGCCTGAACAAATGCAAGGGCAAATGCCACCTGAGATGATGCAAGGGCAAATGGCACCCCCACAACAACCAATGGCATTACCACCTGAAGGGATGCAACAATGAAAGGCGCAGATTTTGTAGGTTTATTCTTTCTAGCCCGTGATGTAACGCATAGCGTGCATTTAAACACTAGAAGTTACTCAAAACACAAGGCTTTACAAAAATTTTATGAAAATATCATTGATTTAGCCGATGATTTTGCGGAAACATACCAAGGGCGATATGGTTTATTAGGGCCAATTAGCCTGATGTCCGCCAAAAAAACATCAAATGTCATTGAATTTTTAGAAAATCAACTTGCTGAAATAGAATCTGTGCGTTACGATGTATGCGATAAAGAAGATACACCGTTGCAGAATTTAATTGATGGTATTATCGAGTTATATTTAAGAACGCTGTATAAATTACGCTTTTTAGCATAAGGAATAATAATAATGGAACTTTTAAGACCTTTAGCCGATGCCAATTATCCTGCTGCTACTGTTTCCTACACAGGTACGGCAGGCGTTACGTCTACTTGGGGCGCAGGCCCACAAGGTGTGGTTGTATGGTCAACTACACCCGCGTACATTTTAGTAGGTGAAGGCGTTACGGCTACTACTTCTAGCACACCAATACCAGCTTACACACCAATTCCGTTTACAGTACCGCCAGGCACAGGCGCCCCTTGGCGTGTAAGTGCAATCCGTGTTACTGATAGCGGTGATGTGTATTGCAAACCAATTAATATTCGATGAGTTGGGGAGTTGCCCTTCGTAATGGAGTAGCTATCGGCTTAGGTAGCGTTATTACATTATTTTCAGGCACTCGTGATAGCGGCGGATCCGTATCAAACCTTTTAACTGAAGCCAGCAATAATCTTGTACAAGAAGATAATGGGCTTATTTTGTTGGAGTAATTTATGGCGGTTAGCATATCGTTATTTGCGGGAGTCGGCGCACAATTTTTTACTGATGATGGCGTGCCATTGGCAGGCGGGTTAATTTACAGTTACGCGGCAGGAACAAGTAGCCCTAAAACTACTTACACAAGTAGTTTGGGTACTATTGCACATCCTAATCCAATTATTTTAAATTCTGCTGGGCGAGTGCCAGGCGGTGAAATTTGGCTAACATTGGGTGCGTATAAATTTATACTTGCTACATCTACTAATGTAACTATAGCAACATACGACAATGTGTCCTCTATTGGAGGTGATTTTAATTTAATTGCTAATTTTACAGGTACAGGTACACAAACTATTTTTGTATTAGCTGTTTCGCCTGTAAGTGAAAATAGCACTCAAATTTATATTAATGGCGTGTATCAAAATAAAGACACTTATTCATTAACGAATACATCAATTACTTTTTCTGAGGCTCCCCCGTTAACTTCTAAAATTGAAGTAATGTATAACTAATAGGAAATATTATGGCTGATTCAAAAATTAGTGCTTTACCCGCGTCAACAGTCCCTTTAACGGGTACGGAAGTATTACCTATTGTTCAGTCTAGCACTACTAAGCAAGTTTCCGTTGCTAATTTGACTGCGGGTCGTGCAATTAGCGCAACTCAAATTACGTTAACTACAGGAAATGTAATTGTTGCGAGTGGTCAAGGAATTGATTTTTCTGCAACATCTGGCACAGGCACAAGTGAATTGTTGGCTGACTATGAAGAAGGCACTTGGACACCCACACAAGGTGGTGGGCTCACTGTTATAGGTAGTTTTAGTTCTGAAGGCACTTACACAATAATTGGTAGAACAGTTGTACTTCGTGGAAAAGTCACAGGCTCTACATCGGTAGCGGTCACTGCTAATACTGTATTGTGCGGTGGTTTGCCTGTAAATTCAAATGTCAATTACAGTATTGGGTCTGTAACAAATGCTAATTTGAGTGCAACTGGGGCAGTTTTAGCAACAGGAGCAACAATTTATAGTTCTGCTATTGCAGCAACTACCGACATATATTTTACCGTGACTTATTACGTTTAAGGAATAAATTATGTCTCTCACAAAAGCATCGTATTCATTAGTCACTGGCGCACCATTTAACGTGCTGGACTACGGCGCTGATCCGACTGGCGCAACAGATAGCAGAAACGCATTTCAAGCGGCTATTGATGCTTTGGTTGCTACTGGAAAATCAGGAAGGCTTGACATTCCAGCGGGAACTTACAAGCTGAATAGCGGCATCACGATTGATGCTTCTGTTTGTACAGTTGTTGGCTATGCTGCATTGCTTGACTTTTCTTCTTTTGCCGCAAGTACAGGCGCGGCTATTACGATAACAGGCGCATCAATAAATTATGCTGGAAATCCATATTTTAATGGCGTAAACGTTATTCAAGGGTTAAAGATTCAAGGCCCAGGTCAAGCGGTAGCAGGAAACACTGGAGTATTGTTTACTGGGTCAGCCTTGCTTGGTTCTAATGATTACGCAATGCGAGACTGTGAAGTTTTCAGCTTTACAAAAGGTATTGTGATGGGCAACGTAGCCTATCATCTATTGTTTGACCATTGCAGCGTTTTCTTGTGCAGCGTTGCTGTTGAGGGTCAATCGTTTGCTAACGCTGGCGCAAGAAACGTGTTTCATCGCTGCACTATTTTTAACAGTGACTACGGTTTTTCCCTGAAAAATGCAAGCAGCGGAAGCACAGACATTACCGATTGCGTGATTGCGGGAATTGGTCTTGTTTGTATTTTAATTGACGGTGGACATTTGTCTGTTACTAATTGCGACTTTGAGCCTGGAAGTGGTCACAGCGCGTTATATCGAACTCTTTGGGTGACATACGATGCATACCCGTCTTACAGTTATATCAATTGGCATGGGAATCAAGTTAGTGTAAAAACGGCAACAACTGTTCCTGTCTACGCAATTGATGGTGCTGGCATTTTGACTATGACAGGCGGTTACTTGTATTGCAATCCAGCGTCAAGTGGAGGGGTCTTTGGTAGTGCTGGTACAGGCGTAGGGACAATTGCCACCTTCAATTGGACTGCTGATTTTGGGGCAAATCCTCAAACATCTTTTGCGGGCGCATCTGTTGCAACATATATTCATAAATCTTTAAACACCATTGATGCAACGGCAACAAATGTTTCGTTTGGTATTGTTGAAGCGTATAGCAGTGTAGTTTCTAGAAATGGTCTTTATAAAAACAACAACAACAGCACTAGCGTAACGGCGCTGGCTACGTTTACCAGCATTGCTGTTGGAAACGCAAGTGGGTTGCTTGTTGTACGAGATGGCACATCTTCTAGTATGGGTTTGTTTTTGTGCGACCCAGCAGTTGGTGTTGTAGCGGTGGCGAATGCCATTACAGGATTAACAGTATCATATTCTGGTAGTCAGCTAGGTTACACATTAGCATCTGGCACTACGCCCCGCACACTTCGCTGGACAATGGTTCAAACTTCAACTGTTTAAGGAAAATAAAATGGCTTTGAAAAAAACTGTAACCACGTCACATGGTTTTGTTGCGGATAGCGCCTATCACCGTGTTGAAAATTTAACTTTTCAAGGAAAAGATGTTATTAAATTTAACATAAAATCCTACAAAGATTCTACTGAAACTACACCTTTTGCAACCATTGATTTTGGCTGCAAATATGAGATGAATGGTACAAACCCATTTGCACAAGCATATAAGTTTGTTAAAACCTTGCCAGAATTTGCTGACGCAATTGATTGTTAAACCAAAGCCCAAGTGGATTCTTGGGCCATACTAGGAGAGCACTATGGCATTAGAAAAAGTAATAAGCGTTGATTTAATTGAAGTAGTCGAAAATGGTTGTGTACAAGTACGCACTAAAACAGTTATTCTTGAAGATAGTGTAGAAATTAGCAGTAAGTTTCATCGTCATGTTGTTGCCCCTGGCGACGACTATAGCGCTGAAGATGCTAGAGTAAAAGCCATTTGTGCCGCTATCCATACACGAAGTGTTGTGGACGCGTATAAAGCAACGCTTGACAGATCATAAATTTAAGCATATATTTTGTAACAACCGTACTAGCCGTTAGCTAGGGATTCTTAGGAGTCAAGATGTCTGAAGAACAAGAAGTAGTCTTAGCGGACTCAACTGCCGCGCCAGAGCAGGTAGCAACAGCAGCTCCTGATACTGAAGTAACATCGCTGGAAGAAAAGCCTGTTGAAGCATCTAAAACCTTCACACAAGAAGAATTAGACGCCGCAATTGGAAAACGACTTGCAAGAGAACAACGTAAGTGGGAAAGAGAACAGAACGCCAAGCGAGCAGAAATGCAAACAAGGGCGATTCCAGCCGAAATCCCGTCAGTTGATTCGTTTAACTCGCCCGAAGAATATGCTGAAGTATTAGCAGAACGTAAGGCAGAAGAATTAATCACTAGACGTGAACAAGCTAGAGCGCAGTCTGATCTTTTAGAGTCTTACCACGACAGAGAAGAAGAAGCTCGGACGAAGTATGATGACTTTGAACAAGTCGCATATAACCCCAAGCTACCAATTACTGACGTGATGGCTCAAACGATTCAATCTTCCGATGTTGGCCCCGATATGGCTTATTACCTAGGGTCTAATCCGAAAGAAGCTGAACGTATATCTCGCTTATCACCTTTCATGCAGGCCAAAGAAATAGGGAGGATTGAAGCGAAGTTAAGCGACAACCCGCCTGTAAAAAAGACTTCAAACGCTCCTGCACCGATTGCACCTGTCACAGCTAGAGGTTCTGGCTCGCCAGCATACGATACAACTGATCCTCGTTCGATTAAGAACATGAGTACGTCAGAATGGATTGAAGCTGAACGAAACCGACAGATCAAGAAGTACGAAGCATTGAGAAACCGCTAACTATTTTATAAAAGGACTTTATTATGTCAAATTCGATCTTAACGATTGATATGATCACAAGAAAAGCTCTCGAAATTCTTGAGAACAACCTTGTGATTACTCGTAACGTAAACCGCCAATACGACGATTCTTTCGCCGTTGAAGGTGCCAAAATTGGATCAACACTCCGTATTCGTCTACCAGACCGTGCTTTGGTAACTGACGGTGCCGCCTTGCAAGTTCAAGACGACAACGAACAGTTCACAACTTTGACTGTTGCTAGTCAAAAGCACATCGGTGTCAACTTCACATCTGCTGAATTAACTATGCAGTTAGATGACTTTGCTGAGC